GGGCATTCTGATGCCAACTAATCCGGCCCCTATCGAATACTCAAATCCTTTATCTATAAGGCCGCCGCCTGCGGCTTTTCCTCTGTATTCATCAAATGCTTTTAAGCGGTTGTTTACGGACATGTTGCCTTCGACTTCTTCATCCCATGTAAACTCGCGACCGTTGTAAATCCCTGTGGACATTCCATTTTTCCAGCGACGCCCGTTTTCTAGCCCCCAATTCCATGCAACGCACGCGGCCTTTTCGTCTCCGCCTAATTCGCCAATAAAATAATCCCAATACCATTTGGCGTTTTTATCTTGGGCTTCGGTGCTATGATCGTCTACATTTACGCCTGTTTGACTACATACCCATTCCCACGTGCTGGGTAAAAATTGATACCTGCCAAAGGCCCCTGAGCTCTTGTTAACGGCGTTATAGTCGCCCCCACTTTCTACCATGAAGTTAGCTTCGAATGCATTGCTTGCTCCGCCCGAACCGCCATGTACATATCGATAAGAAATTACGGTGTTGTTCTCTGATATATCCTTAATTTGTGCCTCTACGTCCCCAGGATGACGCTTTCTCACTCCTTCTATATCTCGTTCTGTTTCAATGGCTTTTTTCTTCTTTTGGGTTTTATTTGTTAAGTTTACGACGGCATCATCGTTGATATATTCCGAACAATTAGCTAGTAGGCTGGTTACTCTCGTGAAGCTTTCTTGGCTTCCGTCGGCTAGCATGCTTTCTGAATATAAGTTAAACATATCGGTGTTTGCGTCTTTTATCATTTGCTTTCTATTTTCTTCGCCGATAACGTTCCCATATAGCGTTTCGACTATAGCCTGGTTTTTGCTAAAGTATTCAAAAATATTAGCATTTGTTCCTTTTTCTACAAGGCTATCCGTGTTTTGCTTTAATCTGGTGCTATATACGTTTTTTCGGTATTCATCTTGTCTTGCCGCCTGGTATTTCATTACTCCGTTGAATTGAGATATATTGGTTTCGTCTGCCATGTTTGTGAAGGCTCTGTGAGCTTTTTCATAATTGGGAAGGCTTGCCGTTACTTCTTGTCTAATTTTAGCTTCGCCTTCTTGATACTGGCGCATTAAGTCCAGTGCGTTTGTGTCTTTTTTAGTAAGCAGTCCGGTCCCAGGATTATTCAAGAGGTCGTTTAACTTTTCCTGATATTTATTGCTTGCATCTACAACGTCAATTTTAATTTGTTCATCGGTATAGGCTTTTATTTGGTCTTGAATGGCCCCTATGGCTTTTCCCATTAATTGGTTTCCAGTTGTATTTCCACCAAAGGCTTCTACGTTATTTGTGGCCTGTACGTTTGCGTTTTCGACGTTAGGGTCTACGGCCCTGTTGTATGCTTTTATTTCCATTTTTACCCCCTAAAATTCTTGGAGCCAAAGGGATTCGAACTGAACAATCCCTTTTGTGCGTTTGCGTATCGCGACCATCTTAGAAGGTCCGGCTTGTAATCAAATGTATAGTCCGTTCCAGAGTTTCCAGTTGCGGGCTTTTTAGCTCCGGCGTATTCGTGTTTAATTCCGTACATGCTGGAAGCCGTTGAAAGAAGAGTGGCTATACCGGCTAATTTTCCCTGGGCTTTGGCATTTTCTGCCGAGGCTTTGTATCCTGCGGCTTGGTTTTCGTAGTTATATTGGTTGAATAATTCCGAGCGTTCATCGTTACGTTGGTTCTGTAATAATTGACTGCTGTCGTCTTGGTATGTTCCGTACGACGAGATGAGAATGTCTAAGGGACTACCTGTAAGCGTCATATTCGATGCGCCGGCTTGAGCTGCTGTTTGTCCTGCCATTAACCGCATTCTGTCGTCAAGTTTACGTTGGTCATTTGCGTATTTATCGGCTATTTGGTCTTGACGGAGTTCACTTATTTTAGCGTTTTGTTCGGCAGCTTGTTCTTGTTGTCTATACATAGCGACCTTGGCATTTGTTTCTTGCTTTATTTGTTTATATTGCATGATGCCCTGGACGGCTTGCCCAGCTATCATGGCCCATACTCCACACATTATTCATTCCTCCCTATTACGAATTGTTGCCACGTTACGGCGTTTTCTTTGAACGGTGCATCAAAAACGGCGCCAGCTCTTTTTAGCCAACGCCGTGATTCACTATTATCTATGCTTATGTAATTCGTTACGGGCCCGTATTCTTTGATGAATCTACCGATTTCATCGAGCCCCATTGTGATTAATTCTTTTTTGTAGTTTTTTAGCTTCGTCGTTCCCGCCATCCATACAGCATGGAGTCCGTCTATCGGATATTTTACGATCCCATATATAGCGATAGGTTCACCGTTTTTGCCGAACGCTAGGAAGTTATCACAAAATTCGTGCATGGCGCATTTAGTAACGGATGTATAGGCACCTTGTAGTTCTTTTTTATCGATAGGCCTTAGATGTTCTTCTATGTACTTTACGGCCTGTAGGTGCCTTTTATTTTCCTTGTTAAATTTCTCCGTTGTAACTCTTAACGATGCCGCCATCTATGCTTACCTCTCTTATGATTGCGTTTAGTTCAAACGGGAACGGTTCGTTGTGCTTGATGCAGATATGGTTTTTGGTGTTGCTACCGATATTTGCGACCGGCATTTGCTGCACGATGTCGCCTGTTTCTAGTGTTTCGTAGTCTTCATATCGTAATTCGTCCATATCCTTATCTTTAAACGTGTATCCGATATGACCTCCGTAGGATTTTTCAACCCTTAATACGACGGTATTAATCTTTGAGATTCTAGCTTGCATAGTGCCTTCTTTTAGTCCGATATCAGGGCCCGGCTGCTTAATTCTTGTTTCATAGGCAAGGCCCATTGTGATATCCGAAAACGACTGGCCAAAGGCCACTAAGCCATTTTCAGGTACTACTCTATCTTGAATCCTTGTTCCGTCGGCTAGGACTTGCACCGTTTTTCCTATAAGGTGAGGTGCGTCTATACTACTGCCGCTTCCCGTAATGTATGAATCCATGTATACGGCCGCTTCTATATCAGGATTAAACCGCTCTATATAGGTTTTCCCGTTTCTTTCTACGGTTACGTATAGTACGTCGCTTGCGCCGTTTGGAATGGACGCTACCTTTTTATATTTACCGTCCGTCTTATGATGTGACCAGGCGAATACATTTTGCTCTTTAATGAAGGCTAACGAAAGCAGCACTCCGTCGTCACGAACGTAATACAAAGTGCTGTTAGGCTCTTGAATATAAGCGGATGATACCAGCTTATGACCTTCTGTTAAATGCGTCGCTAGAAGGGTTAAATCGTCGCCGTTGTAGTTATCCGCATCATACTGGTAACCGAGGTCTCTTACTGTTTTACCGCTTCTTTGTACATGTACGATGCGATTTCCGATATGTTGCGGAGGGCATGAATTAGATCCACGCATGGTTTGCGGCCTGGGATTGATTTTAGCCGGGGTTATTACGCTGGATCCTTCTATAATCCATTCGTTACCTGTCGTTAATATAACCAGGTCCTTGGCCGGTACTAGGTGTAAAATTTCAAAGCCGTTACGGGTAATAAGGTCTGCTTTAATCGCCGAGTCGTCGGTTACTCCGCCGTCTACTTTTTCGATGCCAAAGTTCGGATAATCCCCTGTTCTACTCATCCATATGGAGTAGGGCTCTTTTTTTGTTGCCGCCAGTACTAACCTATCTTGAAAAAAGCACGCCATTTTAGGGTATCCGTTATCGTCGTTCCAGCTGCTTAATGCGTATACTTGGGTTTTGTCTGTATTGGCAAAATCGGTAGTTACCGATGCTTTAACTTCCGTCGGTGAAACAACTTCTGTAATTTTAGCGGTTCCGTCATTTGAATAAGGGTTTCTGGAAAAGTCTACGGTAAGTTTACCGCTTCCGTTGTCCGCGTCTGTTACAGCCACCGCTTTCATCCATGTAGGCGTGGTTACGGTCCCTGATTCAGTGAAGTTCTGGTCGTTATTTGATTTATAGCTTCTATATTCTTGCCAGGTCTTATTATCGTCCGAATGATATACGGTGACCTTACCCTTCCATGTGCCGTGAGTTGTAATTTTCCAGGCTTTCCCTACTCGTATGGATTTGGTTTCTTCTGTTATTGAAGAGGCCTGTATTTCGATTCGTTCTGATTGGTTTTCAGCTTGCTGGGTTAATTTTATGTGACTGTTCACCATGCCCGGCGTGAACGTGTCTTTCGTGGCCGTAATGGTAACGTCGTTACCCGATGTGGCCGAGGGTTTTAATTCGTTATTTCCGGAGAACGTAATTCTTACGTATCCGTTTTGACCGTCTTTCCCGTCTGTTATTTGGGAGGGATTTTTTTGAACGTTTTTACATACTCCGGCGGTGCCGCCTTTAGCTCCACCTTGGTATGAGGTCCCGTCCTTTCCTTTGGTGCTTTGGTTTTGGCCGTTGGGTTTACTTGCGATCCCTGCACCACCGCCTTTAGCTTCTACGTTATTAAAGGACGATTTTCCTCCGTCTGTTCCGTCTGTAGGCTGTGCGTTGCCTCGCCGGGAATATTGGGATTTACCGCCTTTTCCGCCAGCGCCTACTGTTACGGAATATGTTTGTCCTGCGGTTAGTGTGTCTATTGTTATTTTCTTTTCTCCGGATCCACCGTTTCCGCCTTGTAATTCTATGGTCCCTTGGGCTTCTTGTCCATCGCTCCCATATGTGTATGAGTAATGCTGTACTCCAGTGCCGGCACCGCCGCCACCAGCCCCTATGATTTCTACGGTGTATTTACCCGTTATCTGTGGCGTGAACGTGTATTCTCCAGGCGTTGTAAACGACGTTTCTTTATTTACCGCTTGTGTCGCTGAATCGTAATAAGGTTCTGTGATTTCATATTCTTTAAACGTCCAGCCTATAGCCGTTCTTTGAAGGCATTGTATCGGGTAATTGCCGGAGCAAATAAACATGGTGTCGGCTGATTGGGTGAATTGTAAGTTATCCACATTGTCGTATGGTGTGGATAACTCCGTGCCTGTGTACTTTCCATCTTCCCAGATACGGATGTACTGATAACCTACTTCCAATAGATAGGCATCGTCTATTCCGGCATTAAAGGCGACGAGTGCCGTCGGCTTATCGTCGTATTTGACCTGTCCGATGAATTCCGAACCTTGTCTACGGTAACACCCGCCGAACGGACGGATGACTAGGTTTTGAGCTGTTAGAAGGGCTGATTTATATTTATCTAAATCTACACGGTTTGCGACGTACGGCGATATTTCGCCTGCTGCAAATGACGGTTGTATGAGATATATGTTCATCGTACCCTCCGAGTTTGTGCGTAATTACTATGATATACCGCATCGCGCTGTCCTTCTCTTGCGTCGTTTAATTGGGCATCGTGGATAATGGCCTGAAATAATTGGTATTGTATTTGGTAGGCTTGGGGATTTCCGGTAAGACGCATGGCCATGTTGGCTGCAAGTAATCTTGTGAAAGCGCTTATAAAGAGCGTATCCATGACCTGTACATCTTTTTCATTGACCGTGTAGTCGGCGTATGCGTCTTGTAGATTACAAGCAATGGCTTTGGTAGCTGTATCTATATTTACGATAACGTACGGAACGTGTTCTTGTACGTTTATCTGTTTATTTCGAATGTTATTTATCTTTAAGCAGTTTTTCGGATAGGCATAGCAAAAATCATATCCGGGTATTTCTTTATCAAGCAGGGCTAACTTTTCAATTCTGTGAGCAAAGCTCCACGGATATGCCCGGAGCACCGTTTCTCTTGTTTGGTCGTAATAGAGCTTGCAAGCCCTTGCGTTTTCTTCTTTGTCATTCATTGAGGTGATGGTGCCTTTTCCTAAATTGGAAAGCGCCATGTTACAAATATCCGTGTCTGTCATGTTTTCTCCTTTTAATAAAGTCGGGGACGGTGTTACCCGTCCCCTTTTCTTTACAACTTGTGTTTTTT